CACCGCAAGTCCAGCACCTAGACCAGTCATTGCAAGGAAGAACTCACCACCCTCTTTAAGGAAGGAGAGACCTTTTTCACTTACATCATTGCCAATACTTAATAGTGTAAGTACTTGTGTTTTTACTTGTTCTGCACTAAAGGATACTAATTGTGCGATGCCCGCAATCGCAGTACCCGCACCAAATGCGATAATACCAGCAGAAAGTAAAGTCATAGCAGGTGCAAATGCGACCAACCACACTGCATCCTTGAGACTACCCACGTGTTCACCGATTGATAGTAATGTACCGACTTGGTCTTTTACTTTTTGTAGATCAACATCTATTAATTGCGTAAGACCAGTAAAGGCAGTACTAGCAGCAAATACTGCAAGACCCGCACTTAGTAAAAGCATTGCGGGTTTGAATAATGCAAGTGTTAATGCTTGTTTCCCACTAAGTTCTTCACCAATAGACAGTAATGTAAGAACTTGGTTCTTTACCTTTTTTGCACTAAAATCTAATAGAGATTGTGATGCCCCCACCGCCGCAGAACCAAGAGCAAACACCCCAAGACCTAATGCGATTTGTTTCATTGCAGGAGCGAATAGAGCGAGGGTTGCTAATTTTGCAACATCCATCTCGTTCCCGATACTCAGTAGGGTCAGAACACTGTCCTTAACTTTTTGTGCATCAATAACGCCAGCAGACATAAGTCCTGCAACAGCAACAATCGCAAGTATACCAACACCAGCGCCCTTTGCGAGTCCTCCGAGCATACCACCGAATCCCTTGACCTTCTTACCAAGCGCACCCATGAGATTGCCAGGAGCATCCTTTACTTTATTTGCCCCGTCTTTCAAGGCTGAAGGGAGTTTTGCAAGTTTAGAAAATAATGCGTTCTGTTCTCGTTTAGATTCGAGATCGTCGCCTTTCTTAGACTGTTTGGATTTCTTAGCGTCCTTAGAATCCCCTCGTTTCTGATCGAGTATAGATTCTAAAAGATGATTAGTCATAACAGATTGGGCAAAGTCAGCCTTTCTGTGTTGCTTATCGTCTTTGTGACCTTCTTTCATGGTGTTGATCAACTTTCTCAGAAGATTCTTCTGAGATTCTTGGTCTCTACCACTACCAGCAGAGGGGTGCATTTCTTCGGACATCTATCTACCCTGTTGTTGTTTTATCCTATCGTTCTCTTCTTTAATATATTCGGTGAGAAGAGTAACGTATACCTCCCTTTCCCACGGCATCATCATTTCAAGTTCTGTTAAACTATAATGATGATGTTGCATTAACGAAAAGTTAGTCTGATAAAAATTTATCAGACTATCATGGGAAAGGTTTACTAAAAAAAATCAGTAAAACCCGATAGTGTATGTTCGTTGTGCGTTCCACACTCTTTACAATCAAACTCAATCTCTTTTGTCAGAGTTGGAATCGTTGCAACAAACTCACTAACTTTCTTAAACTGGTCGCCTGTCATAGAATCTATAAAATCACGCAATTCCTTTTTAGGTACATCGTTTGCGTTGATGTTTTCATCTTCGGTCATAATGTTCTTGACACTATAGACAATCAGTTCGATTATTTGTTCTGTTTGTGATAAACCTTCTTTCATGTTCATCAAAACGTCTGCGGATGGATAACCCATCTCCACATGGACATCTTCCTGTAACTCAATCTTTTCGGAAGGTTTATCCATTGTTACTTCTAGTTCTTCTAGATTGACTTCAAACTCATTAGGTGTATCACAATTGGTACACTTCATGTTCAATCTACTACGTTCACCTACTGACTTACTACGGAGTTTGGTAAACATATATTCCACATCGAATGTGGTTAATTCCTTGGTGTTAATCTTGTCATCAACACAAACTTCAATGGTGTCAATTATCGCTTTCATTGCTTGAGTCGTATCTTGACTCTCAAATGCCATGAGAAGAACCTTCTCTTCTTTTACCAGATACGGTCTAAACCTCACTGTCTTCTGCATGGATGGAATCGTCATTTCATACTTCGGATTCCCATTTAACTTAGGTAATGCCATTATATTCTCCAAATAATGTTATAAAAATTTACGAATTAGTTCACCCGCCAGACCTTTAACAAAATCGGTCGGTACAGAGTCACCTTTTTTGGACTTCCAGTTCTTGTATGACATTTGTACTGTCACTTCAAGTAACTGTCCATCATCACTCAACTCAATTGCGTTCAATGTTGTTGGGTATGCTTTATCTAGGACACAAGTATATGTGATATCATCACCAAATACTCCGTTAAAATCTAGTTCACCTTGTGCGAGGTCTATTGGCCCTAGTCGTGGTAATCTACTTCTAATCGAAGAAGGTATCTTACCAGTATCAAATAATTTTTTCTTTTTAATAGGGAATGCAACTCCCTTCTTAATGTGTTGTATAATGATCGGATGTGTATACTCGTTAAAGTATCCAACCTCTTGGGTCTCTTGATTGACCGCAAGACTCTGCCATGTCTCGAAGTATTCCTTTACTTTCATGTCATTAAGACAATGGAAGGTCAAAGTTACATCTTCGTTTGCATAACCATATGCAATCTTAGATACTGTAAGACCCATTTGTTTTTCGGTTGATAGAATTTGTCTGCCTGGCAAAGATGTTGCCTTACAGAGTAGATTCATCTCTCGTGCATCACCATTGATGGGTGGGAGGAAAATCTTATACAGATTTCCCATGGCGACACCGCCACCTTTACCAACCTGTGATTTGAATTCATCAATGTTTAACGTCATGCGTTTTTACCTATTTTCTTTCGTGAATCTGCATAAACTTTCTTAGAGTTCGCCTTACGGAACTGTGCGGTTGGTAAGAAGGTTGCGATCTCCCATTCAGGCATGGGTACTTCTGCGAACTTACTCTTGACGTGTTTAGTCAGATAATGTTTGAAACAGGGTTCGTAGTATTTCAACTTGGAAACTGCCTGTAACTTCTTATATGTTATCTGAAACTTTGCATCGTCAGTCGCCTTCATGTTTGCGGTTTCCATCAATGCATCCAACATCTTCGCACGTAAAATTGGTGGAAGATAATGTAGGTTCAATCCATAGAATCCACCTTCCGCAGGCCCAACCACAATAATCAAAGGAAACAAATCATAGTATGGAAGTTTATCTTTGTGTTTAGGGTCATAGAAGAACATCTGCATTGTTCCGACTAATCCAGTTCTCGACAGATTCTTCAATGCAGTTCTCTGGACGAGAGGGTCTTCCTTTATCAGTTTGGTGCGGTTTATGTTACGCATATTCTTTGCTTTGTTCATAAACCATGCACGAGACTCATCTGTTCGTGGAGTTATCCCCGCACGGAATGCCTGCAATTCTAGTCTGTTGAAAATATTACTCATACGTTTATTTATACCTATTTTTTACGTTTCTTACGAAAAGGTTTCAAAGTTTTCTTCAAAGGTTTCAGAGGTTTTGTTGATTTAGGAATAAGAGTCTTCAATGGTTCGTTCTTCTCAGTCCAGATGACAAACTTCCATCCACGATCTTTTGCATACTCGTTCGCAGCTTCCCACTTGTTAATATTCTTGACATAGGTGAAACTCTCGTTGAGGTATCTCTTGGTATTCTTATTACCAGTCGGTATTTTGGTTTCTTTATCTGGTTTTATCTCGACCAACCAAGTCTTACCATCTTCCATAACCATCTTTAAGTCCATAAAATATCTGTGATAACGCTTGTCAACCTCATATAGATATGGTATAATGACTTCTTCGGAAGACCACTTTATCACTTTGGAGTTATCGTCACACCATTTGAAGGCGTGTTTCTCCCACAAAGAACGATAGGTGACCTTTGTGTGGTCTCCTTCATACTTCTTTGGATTTTTTACTCTGTATCTACCCGAATATGCCATAAAAACCTTATAAATAAAGATAAATGATTTCTAACCTATTTATAGAGAAACTAAAATGGCAGAACTGACCGAACTTCAAGGTGTATTATCAGGACTAAACCGAAAAAACCTTGAGTATCCACTGAATAACCCAGATGACTATGGGGGCAGAATCGTTTTCAATGTAATGAAAGAAGACGAGACCGATCTCGGTAATGTTCTGGGTGCAGCCGGAGAAATGACCAAGGCACTCGCAAAAGTTGCGGTAGCAAAGGTCGTTGGGGATAATCCTGAAGACCAACAAAAAGCGGTCAATGAGGTAAAGGGTTTAGTCCCCGACAAAATGCCTGTAACTAAGAGGAAACCTCTCACTTCATTAGGAAGACAAGTATCCTTGTACCTTCCTGCTGGTTTGCAGTTTCGTGATAATGTTGCTTATGATAATATGGACTTGGGAGGTATGGGTGCGGCCGCAGAATCGGGTCTTAAATCTGGTAGTGGTGCTGTCAATGCATTGTTGGAACAAACAGGTAAGACTATAGGTTCAGCATTCAGTGGTGCTGCAAACAAAGATGTTGCTAAACTTGCCACCGTAAAACTGATGGGTAAGTTCCCAGACGAAATCGCTGGTGCGTTCAGAAGTGCGGGTCAAGTAACTACCAATCCAAACACTCGTGTATTATTTAAGTCTGTTGCACTTCGTGAGTTTGCATTTGCGTTTAAGTTCATTGCGACATCACAGAAAGAATCAGAAGAAATTAAAGAAATTATAAAATTGTTCCGAACAGAACTATATCCCGAAAATATCAATATAGACGTTGCGGGTAGTCAGGTTTCTGTTGGTTATAAGTTTCCGAACAAATTTCAACTCAGTCTGGAATATAAGGGTGAAGAGATTGCAACTCGAATCAAACCATGTTACCTAAGAGATGTGAGTGTTACTTATAATAATACTGCTATGGCAATGCATTCTGATGGTAACTTTCAGGAAATTGAAATGTCACTATCATTCCAAGAAACAAGAACACTCAACAGAAAAGATGTTGAAGAGGATGGGTTCTAATGACAACTAAGTATTTCAGAAACTTCGCTCTCACTGATTATAGATTTGGTGACAATGAAAGACCAGTACTGTTTGATAATATCAGTCAGTATGTAGATTTGATCGATGGGTTGAAAGACGATATTTCTTTTTATCAGAAACACACCATTATTTCTGGTGATAGACCCGACACACTATCTTACAGACTTTATGGAACAACCGATTACTACTGGACATTCTTTTTGATGAATGACTCAATACGTTCGTCTGGTTGGCCTGTACAACAAAATCAAGTGTTGGATGCTATAAAGGCAAAGTATCCGTACCGCATCGTGACTACCAACACTGACATAT